AGAGATAGAAGCTTCTATAGCATACAATGAAGTTGTAATGGATTATTATGGATATAAAGCAAAATTAAATATAATTACAGAAGAAGAATATAATAGTGTTATGATTAATTCGTAGTAGAAACCTAATAAAATATTATTTTTATGTAAAAATAGGAGGTTCAACTTTGTATAATGGCATTAAAACTTTAGAGCTTTCTGAACAAGAACTTGCGGATTTTTATAATGGTAAATTTAAGGTAGACGCATTAAAGAATCAATATTTATTATTAAAAATGGGCGGGGAAATTGTAGATAAATTTAGATATGATGGCTCTAATTTTGTAAAGTTAAAATACAAGTTGTTGGAATCTCAGATATTAGGCAGAATTAAACCAAGAAATATCAGACAAGAATTATATCTTGATTTGCTTTGCAATGATAAAATTCCGGTAAAGGCCGCTCTTGGGGTGGCTGGATCGGGGAAAACTTTCCTTGCAACAGCGTATGCTCTACAAGAATTACAATTGGGAAGATATGAAAGAATGGTTGTAATTCGTAATGGCATATCAGTACAGGGTGTACCAACTTTGGGTACGCTTCCTGGTGACGCCACAGAAAAGCAGAAGAATTCTTGTATGTTTATGGCAGATATTATTGGCGACGTATTTTTTGATAGTTTTCTTCAAAATAATAAAATACAAATTTCTTACCTTGGCGACATGAGAAGTAGAAGCATTTCTAATTCTATAATTTTATGTAACGAAAGTCAGAATCTTAATACCGAATTGGTAAAAATGATTATTACTCGCGTGGGCGAGAATAGTCAATTGATTATGGATTTTGACTTATCACAAATTGATCATAAGAATTTCGAGCGCGACAACGGAATGCTTTCTATGCTAGAGGGTTTGCAGGGAAACGATTTATTTGGTGCGGTTGAGATGGATAGAATCGAAAGGTCTGCCGTTGCTAGATTAGCAGAACTTATTAAATAAAACTTAAAGAGGATAAACGAATAGATAAGAGGTTGGCTTTATGCCAGCCTCTTTTCGTTTGGAGAGAGGTGAAATGGTACAGAGTAGAAGAAAGGTAAAGACTACCGTTTCAAAAACGGGAGTTTCAATTGAAAAGGCATACTGCCGTCGTTGTATGCAAATGAAGAAGGCTACAGATTTCTTCTCGGCGGTTGACCTTGAAATCGACAAGAATGGAATTTTTAGTATTTGCAAAAACTGTTGCAACGAAATATATGATAGTTATTATAAAGTTGAACATAGCATTGCGAAAGCAATTTTAAGAACATGTAGAAAAATTAATTTGATGTTTGATGAGGGTTGTGTAGAATCAACTGAAATTCATTTAAAAACTTTGTCTGATAATGGGAGGCCAACTGATAATATTATCGGAATTTACAAATCCAAGTTGGTGCAATCACAAAAAAATAATTTCAGCGATTCGGTTAGCGAATTTGATTTGACTTTTCGTGAACCAAATATTATGATAAAATCTGAATCAATGACTAAAGAAGAAGAACCAGATTCGGATGATTTAAAACAAATGTGGGGAGATAACTTATCTTTTGAAGATTATCAATTTCTTGAGAAAGAATATGATGAGTGGAGAAGAACACATAAATGCGACACAAAAGCAGAAAAAACTTTGCTTCAGGAGATTTGTCAAAAACGATTAGAAATTAGAAAGAAAAGAATAGAAACACAAGGACACGTTCCTGGTGCTTTGACAAAAGAATTACAAGATTTGATGAAAACTGCTAATGTCGATCCTTCTAAAACTAGTGAAGCCAATTCTGGAAAAAATAAAGAGAGATATTCTAAATTTGAAGAAATCTTAGAAGAAAATGAACCCGCTGATTATTATAAAGACAAAAAAATGTATGCTAATTTTGATAATCAAGATCATATTCTAAAAAAATATGTAACCAGGCCTATTAAAAATTTTATTACACAGTCCAGAGATTTTAATGTTGATGCCGAAGATGATGTTGATGAAATAGTTGAAAGCGAGTCTGAAAAAGATGAGCACATCACCTAGACATTATAAAAATCAACAATCTAAAGATTTGTCTTCGCAAGATTCTTTTTCTCGCCCTAAAACAATGGTAAGAAGTTCTACTCTTGAGGGCGAAAGAAAAGCAAGAATGAAGCGATGGATCACTTTCTTCAGGAGAAATCCGAATTATTTAATAAGAGATTATTTTGGAATTACATTATTTCCCAATCAAATTTTAATGATTTGGGCATTACAAAAAAGTACTTTAGCATATATTGTAGCTGCTCGTGCTGCCGCTAAGACTTTTATTATTGCTATTTGGGCATTGACTTTAGCGGTATTATATCCTGGCATTAAAATAATTACAGTTTCTAAAACATTAAAACAAGGTTCTTTAATTATTGGAAAAATAGAAGAATTGCGTCATAAGTATTCTAATATAGACAGAGAAATAGAAAAATTAACTATCAATCCAAATAATGCAGAAGTTGTTTTTTATGATGGAAGTACAATTAAAGCAGTTCCTTCTTCTGAATCTGCAAGGGGTAATCGTGCTAATTATGTAATTGTAGAAGAATCAAGGCTTGTTTCAAAAGAGATTTTGGAATCGGTCATTAAACCTTTTCTTGAAGTAAGAATGCCTCCATATATGAAAAAAGACGAATATAAGAATGATAAAGATTTGAAAGAAGAGGGTATTATTTCTTATATAACTTCTGCGGGTTATAAGGCTGAATATTGGTATACATATGTTGTTTCTTGTATAAAAAAAATAGCCGCTGGAGACGAAACGTCTAATTTTCTCGCTTTTGATTATTTAAATGTAGTTAATAATGGAACTAAAACGGACAAAATGATTAAAGACGAAATGGAAGATACAGACGATTTGACGGTGCAATTAGAATATTATAATATTCCTAGTGGCGCTAGTGGCAAAAGTTATTTTAAACCAACATTGTTTAATAGAAATATTAAACGAGCCTTTTATCCTTTTAGAGAAGATAATTATGGCAAGAAGAATAAATATGAAATTAAAAAAGTTGATGGAGAAATAAGAATAGTATCCATTGACATTGCTACAAGAGCCAATAAAGCAAATGATAATAGTATTATCTCTTGTATACAAATGATTCCAATATTGGGCAAAGGCTATGAACGCCGACTTACTTATATGGAATCTTTTAAGGGAAGAGATGCAGACGTACAGGCAAGAAGGATAAAAGATATATTTTTTGATTTTGAAGCAGATTATATTGTTATGGATATTCAAAATGCTGGCATTGGTATTTTTGAATCTTTAACGGAACCCACTATTTGTGAAGATAGGGGTATAACTTATCCGGCTCTTGGTATTGTTGACTCAGTTTTTGATTTTATTAAAAATGAATCAAGAGAAGAATTGGTAAGATTGCACACAAGAAGTTTAAATCCAATACCAGTTATATTTCCTATTTCAGCAAGTCAAGAATTAAATAGCCAAATAGCCAGTTCTTTTAGGGCTTCTCTTCAGAAAAAATTATGGAGTTTTTTAGTAACTGATGGTGATGCAGAAGATTATTTGCTTCGAAGTGTTCCAGAATTTACGGAAAACGCCGATAATTCCGATTTATATGCTTGGTTTTTACAACCATACGTAAATATAAATTTGTTTATATCGGAGTGCGTCAACCTTGATTTATCTTTGGTTGGTGGAAAAATAAAGTTACAAGAAAAAGCCGGGAATTACAAAGACAGGTATACTTCTGTCAGCTATGCGAACTGGATTATATCAATGTTCGATCATGAATTGCTAAAAGAGGGCGATGGTGAATCAGATGATTTTGCTATTCTCGCATCTTTAGCACAAGGGTGGGGTTAAACTTAACCCTTGACAAAATTGTAATATTGTGGTAGAATAAAGTGGTATAAACAGAGAGATAGGGCGACGGCCTGAAAACGGTAATCCTGAACCGCTTCTCTCTGTATATATATTATTATCAGGATGATTATCTACAGGAGATGATTGTAATGCCGAAAAAATTAACATACGAATATGTAAAAAATTATATAGAATCTAAGGGGTGTGAATTATTAGATAAAGAATATTTTGGGATAGATTATTATTTGAATATTAAGTTTTCTTGTGGACATATTGGAAAAAGAAAATTCCATAATTTTCAATTTAATAATCCTGTTTGTTTCGAATGTGGCCAAGGAAAATATAGATATGAAGAAGTTAAGGAAATAATTGAGAATAACGGATATATATTATTATCTGATAAATATTTTGATTGTACAAAAAAATTAGATATTAGTGATATTAATGGATATAAATATAGTATTTGTTTTGGGGGATTTCTTGGGAATGTAGTTCGGAAAAATAAGAGATTATATGTCTTTCACAAAGATAACATATATTCTAATTATAACTTAAAATTGTTTTTGAAAATTAATATGCCAAGTATGAATTTGGGCGAAAATGAAGTGTGGACTAGAGATAATAAAAAAATGTTATTCTTCGATAATGAAGGATATAAATATTTTGTGTGCTCTAATTCTATAAAAGAACAATCAAAAATTGGTGGATGTCCAGAGAGATTTGGCGTTCCCAACCCATATACTATAGAAAACATTGAAAATTGGTTAAGAATAAATGAAAAAACATTTTCTTTAGTTGATGGACAGAAATTTAGTGGGTGTCATGAAAAATTATATTTTAAATGCAATATTTGCAATAAAGATGAAATTCCATTTAAAATGACAATAGTGGACGTTTTGGCTGGAAATGGTTGTTCTATTTGCGAAAATAGACAAATCGGAAAATTTAATAATTTCAAATTTCTATATCCAGAAATATCAGAAGAATGGGATTATAAATTAAATTATCCCATAAAACCAGAAGATGTTGCGCCACATACTCCAAAAAAGTTTTGGTGGATTTGCCCAGAATGTGATAAATCATATTTTTCTTCTTTATGTAAAAGAAATGATTCAAAAGAACCAAGAGGATGCCCGCATTGTAGGGAATCGCATCTTGAAAAGAAGATAAAAATAATTTTAAATAAATATAAAATAAAATATGAACCACAAAAAAGATTTAAAGATTGTAGGAATATATTTCCGCTTCCTTTTGATTTTTTTTTGACGGATTATAATATTTTGTGTGAAGCACAGGGACAACAACATTATAAATCAGTTTCTTGTTTTGGCGGAGATAAACAATTTGAAATTCAAAAGATGAGAGATGACATCAAAAGAAATTATTGTATTAAAAATAATATAAAATTAATAGAAATTCCATATTGGGAATTTAAAAATATAGAATTAATATTGGCTAAAGAATTAAATCTAATTCTCTAGAATATTTTTTATTCTAGAAGAAAGGAGTAATTAATTGGTAAAAAAAAAGATAGAAAATAATGAAGAAGTATTGATGACCGAAGAGGAAGTTTATGACGTTTTAAAATTTGCACAATCATTAGGTTATAACAACGCCATAATAACACCCTTTTTGTTGAACAGTAGACTTAAGGACATATCTCTCACGAATAGAAGTCCCGACGAAGCTGCTTTAGATTCTGCAATGGCCGATCCTAAAAATAATGAAATCGCCCTCCTAGAATTTTCACAAGACTTCGAACAAAAATCACAATCGTATAAGAAACTTCTTTCATTTTATGGTAACATGCTATCATTTGACATGACATATGATTGTGTCAATGGAAGTTATAAAGATTTTAAATCAAAAGAATATTCGGCGGATTTAGATATTTTTAAGAAATTTATAGATTCGTTCAATTATAAAGAACAATTTTCTTCTGTAGTTGGAGAACTTTTGAGGAATGAGGCCGCTTTTTATTGCAAAAGAATTGATGATTCTTCGAAGCAAATGGTATTGCAAGAATTACCGGCAAATCCAACTTGGACTTTAATTAATGGTCATAGTGCATATGGGTTATTGTTTGATTTTAATATGTATTGGTTTATTCAGCCTGGGATTGATTTAAGAGGATATCCAAGGTTCTTTGCAGATAAATATAAACAACTTTGGGATAGCGGAGCATTTAAAGGTTACTCTCCCTTTATGCCAGCAGATACTAGAAATTCTAGTTGGACATATTGGACGCAAATACCCCTAGATGTGGGTTGGATGTGGAAACTAAACCCAACCATAGCAACCCGAATACCTAAATATGCGCCAATGTTTTTGGATTTAATACAACAACCTTTGATGAGAGCATTACAAAAAAATATAAACCTTAGCGTTTCTAAGCGCATGGTATTGGGCGCTGTTGGAACTTTAAAAGATACGCAGGCCAAGGTAAAGGATCAATTTAATATTAACCCAGATACTTTGGGAAAATTTTTAGCAGTTGTTCAGGCGGCTGTTGGAGATGCGATAAAGGTTGCGGCTGCCCCATTGGATGATCTTAAGGGGGTTGAATTTAAGAGTGAAAATGAATTATATAGCAAGTACCTTGATACTGCAATGTCAACTTCTAGCGGAAATATTAATTTAATTTCTACTCCTCTTGACATAAAGCGCAATGTTGAGGAGACAAAATTAAGCCTTAATACGGACGAATTAGAGATGGAGTCGACTTATCCTCAATTTGAAAATTTTATTGATTATCATGTAAATAAATTGACAAAAAAGTATAAATTCAAAACTCATTTCGAGGGCACAAATTTTTATAATGATCGAGAACGACGTCTAGAAAAACAGATGACATTAATGGGTAATGGTATTGTAATGCCAAATAAAATTGCCGCTGCTTTAGGGATGTCTCCGTTTGAATTCCAGCGCAATCTTGATGAAGCAAGAGCGAGTGGATGGGTTGAGAATCTTACGCCCGTGATAGCTGCCGCTCAAATGTCTGGAGATTCTAAACCAAAAGGTCGTCCATCTAAATCGGATAGCGAACTTTCTGATAGTGGTGCTCAAACTCGTGGTGATGGGGGAAATATCGCCAAGGGCGGTAAAAAATAATTACATAAAATCAACATTTCAAACATATTGTATTCACCCTATTCTTAACGAAGGTAAAATCTTTGGCTCCGAGAATAGGGATTTTTATATTAAAATAATGGAGGAATAAAATGGCTTTTACTACTAAACAAACTACTCAATTGAATAAAATGAATCGTGCTTCACAGAATGTTGGACTTGGTACTATTCTTGCTAATTTGAATGCAAGTGGAAGTATTGTT